GCCCCCAGCGTCCAGCGTTGCAAACCTCACCGCCTCGCCGTCGATCTTTTGCCCCTCGCTGAAATCGGCGCGGGTGTAGCCGGATGACTTTAGGGTGACTTCCGACGCTTGCAAGTTCTCAGTCCATCCCACCGCCTTGTCCTTCTGGTAAAGCTGCTTCAACTCCGTATAGTCGCCCGCCTTCGCTTTCCTGTTAGCGGCGATTTCCTTTAGCGCGTAGTCCCCCCACGCCTGCCACCATACAGCCGTCCGGTCGGTGTGGAATCCCTCATATCCGCGCTGGCCGCTTTCGTTTGTGCATAGGTAGCCGTCATTCTCAAGGTAGCTGTCATGCAGCATCCGGCGCGTCCTGATGTCGTCGGGAAACTCATGTTTGCATCCGGTGCAAACCATCACGGTTGCGTCCGCTCGTTCCTGATCGGTTCCGGTTTCTGGGTATTTAAGGGACGCGGAGTCGAACGCTTGGACATGCCGGCATTCGGGGCATTGCCATGCGAAGTCCCACTTCCGGCACTTATCGTGTTCCGTGTGTAGTTCGCAGGTTCCTTCGGGGTTGTCTTCACTCCCGATTTCCCCGCCTTGGGATACTAGCACAAACTTGCGATTTTCGCGGGAGTGGCTGCGGGCGTTCCACTCACGGACGAGTCCCGGCTTCCATGTCCACGCCTCGTCGCCTAGTCCGTAGGTTATGGACTGCTCTTGGAAGTTTGATTTGTTCGCGCCGCCGATAGTCATGAACATATGCGGCCAGACGATCATATCCTTTCGCACGCTATTGCGGATATTCTGCGGCCAGAGGTGGTCGAGCGGTTTGCACCTACGGGCTGCTTTGAGGTAGCGGGTTTCGTTCCATCTCTCTGCGTCCGAGTCGGTTTGCGATGCGTAGAGCGTTGATCCTGGAGCCTCGGCCACGATCCAGCAACTCACGGCCTCAAAGAACGTGGACTTGCCCGTTCCGGTCGGCATGATGCAGACCATTTGCCGCGTCTCGTAGTCGGCGAAATGCCCCATCGGTTTCCGCCACCATCGGGTTTGTGACGGGTCGAATTTGTCGGAGCGTTCCGAGTTCTCCACATGGACATGCTCACCGCACCAATCCGCCGGATGCAGATCGGAAGGGGCTTTCATAGCGCGGGCGAATGTTTGGATCATGTTAAATGTTCGATGTGTGATGCCACTTCCCACAATCGGGGCATTCGTATTCCCTCAGTCGCAGGCTTTTCTTGGAGTTGCGTTTGAACTGCTTCGCCGCTTTGACTGCCAGCTTCTGCGATGCGTATGCGAGCTTGTCGCATTTACTAGAAACGGTGCAATCAACGCGGGTGAAGACTGATCTCATGGCGTTTGTTTTTTGTCTTTGCGTAGTAGTCACGCATATACTGCCGCTTACGCTCGATGTTCGCTAGGTAGCTCCGGCGCGAACGATCAAGTGTGCATTGCATACACTCCGAACGTCCGTCGTATTTTCGCCCGTGCTTGCCGCATTTTGTGCAGGGGTTCATTTCAAAGCGTCAAAAAGTTTGTCTTCCGCAAGTTCCAAATCGTCACGGTTTTGGACTCGCTTTAAGTTTTGAGCCGCTTCACAAACGCGAATCGCCCAGTCTATCGCCTCTCCAATCGTTTTCGGGTCGGGCTGTTCAATGGCTTCGTCGCCGCGTCGCCATGCGTTAAAGTCGCGGAGTGTTTGTAGGTGGCTCATAGGTCAATAATTCCGTTGTTAAGGTCGATCCAAATTCCTTGCGGGTTTATTTTTGATTTAAAGTTTTCAGTGTATCGGCGTGGGTATGCTTTGTCTCGCCCAAGAAAATACTCTTGCCCGTCAGGTGACTTGCCAATAGCCCAGTCTTCCGGCGATTCAATAAGATCCCATCCTTGGGGGAGCTTGCCGGGATACTTAGTTCCAAAATGAATTCCTGGCGTTGAATATGCTGTTGCTGTCATAGTGCTCGTTGTTATTAAGACTCGGGGTGTTCTTTCCAAAATTCGCTTTCGAGGTCGGCAAGATGATCCTGCATTTCCCTTGTCTTTGCTTTTACCAATGGGGTGGATTGTGACAAGCTCAAACCTAGGCATATCGCTGGGATTTCGCGCTCGTATCGGCGGAGGAAAGACTGCATGGCCATTGCCATCCGCACGAAGTATTCCTCCACCTCGGCGCGTGAGACTAGCTTGCTTTTTTCTTTGTCTCGCTTGATTTCCAGTAGGTCGATTTCCACCGCCACCTTTACCGCTAGCAGCTCCTCACGGCTTTTGCTCGGTTTCCCGTCAAAGTGTCCCGCGTCAGGATTCTGTTCAAACCATTTACGCCATTCTGCTAGCGGTTCCTTGCCCCCCACCTTGTCCGGCACGTTCTTTCCTTCCTTCCTCCACTGAGCGATTGACTTGCGGTTGACTCCGAAAATCTCCGCAAGTCTGGATGTGGTAACCGTCTCCGTATCATGTCCGGCCATGCCTTCAAGAATCCGCCGCTCTTCGCTGGTCAGCGTCTTGCCACTTTTTACCTTCTTGATGAGGTTCGCGGCGTTGGCCTGATGAATCTTCTCAAGCTGCTCGGGGGATATGACGGGCGGTTTCATATTGGTTGCAGCCATTGATCAATTACGGCTCGCGCTACGACCTCAGTCATCTTCGGCGGAACGCTCATGCCAATCATGTATTTGCCGATCTTGTCAGTCTTAGCGTGGTAGTCGTCGGGAAAGCTGCCGAGGCGTTTCCATTCGCGGTAAGTGAGCTTGCGGCATTCTGACCAGTGATAAAAGTCGCCAGCGTTTGAAGTCATCGTGCAAGATGGCGCGTGTTCCATGTTGCGAACTCGACCGAATCCGTTTGCCTTGCCTGTAATTGCCATCTTGGCAGCGGCAAAACTATTGCCTTGCTTAGTGTGCTTCCAAAACGTCTTAGCTTCATCTGTTGGGGAAGTGTCTTTCTTCTCTTCCTCCGTCAACACCTGTAAATCAGCTGTTGCCTCGCCCGCTGAAATCCAACGATGCTTCGGCGCAAGCTTCAAAGGAGCGCCGTCAATGTCGTCACGGATCGCCACGAAGAAAACCCGTTCCCTTCGCTGCGGCACGCCGCAATCGGCGGCGTTTAAAAGAAAAAGCTGCGGGCGGTATCCGATCTCTTTAAACCTCGCCATCACCATCTTTGTGTAGCCTTTCGCGTTGCCGAGGATCATGCCCTTGACGTTCTCAGCTATGGCAACTTTCGGTTTCAGCCGTTCGACAAGGTCGAGATAGTCGAAAAACAAATCCGAAAGAACCTGCTTTGCCTGCCCCTCTCTGAAATGTTTGTCCTTCCCCCATGCTTTTTCCCTGCTTCCGGCCATGCTGAATGTCGAGCAAGGCGGCGAGCCGTCGAGTATGTCCAACTCGAAAAGCTCGGGCGGAAGGTCGGCTGTCAGCAGATCGCGGATCGGGCAAAGGAAGTAGTTCGGCGGGTTGATGTTGCGCTTGTAATGCCACGCCATTTCCGGGTCGATGTCATTGGCTGCTACGATTGAGCAGCCAGCCCGCTTGTATCCCATCGAAGACCCACCGCCGCAGGCAAAGGTTGACATCACTTTGATTCCGTTCTGTGGCACATCTTTAAGGTCGGCAAGGTGCCATGCGCAGTCTGGCTTCTTCATGGTTTTTTAGGGTCAAATTCAAATCCACATTTAGGGCAACGGCATTCCATTTCCATCCCGTCCACGTCAATTTCCTGAGAGGATGAATCCGGCTCCGATTCGTCCCGTTCCGGCGGATTCAACGCCCGCTCGATCTCATCCGCATCAAAGCCGATCAAATCCAGATCAAAATCCGCTTCCCGCAGGTCGGCTAATTCCAGTCCCAGCATGGCTTCGTCCCATCCGCTGTTGAGCGCGAGCTTGTTGTCAGCGATGATGTATGCCCGCCGCTGCGTATCAGTCAGGTGCGTTAGCCGGATGCACGGCAGCTTGTCCTTGCCGATTAGCTGCGCGGCCATCACCCGACCATGTCCCGCGATGATTCCGTTTTCCGCGTCAATCAGGACGGGATTAGTAAACCCAAACTCCCGGATGCTCCCGGCAATCTGCGCCACTTGCGCCTCACTGTGCGTCCGGCTATTTCGTGCATAGGGGATTAAATCCGCCGTGCGCATCATTTCTATTTTTGGCTTATCGTCAGTCGTTTGCATTTGTTACCTTGTTTGATTTCAGTTTTTGTAGGTTTTTGTCGGAGTCGGCAC